TCGCTCGTGATCGTCGGCATGGTCAGTGCGTACCACGTTTGACCGAACAGATTGTCGAACAGCGTTGCGGCGCTCACGGCGCTCTCGGCAGCCAGGCCCGGTGCCACATACGCGCCCGAGCTCGCGTCGCTCGACAGACCTTCCATCGGACCCGAGATGTCGGTGCCAGTCGTACCGGCGGTCAGGAATGAAACCGTACTTGCCGAGCCGGTCGTGCCCGAATAGATCTCGAAGCGGGTAAAATTGGCGTTGTACACGCACGTTGCGGTATTGCTGAATGTGGTACGAATTGCGGCCTGAATAACGGCAGCGACACCATTCAGACTCAGCGCGGCCGCGAACGGCGTACCGCTCATCACGACTTGCGTCACCGACCCACCATCGAACGCCACTGCAAATGATGCACTGGTCAGTGCAGTCCAGTAACTGAGCAGCAATTGCGCGGGTTCCAGAACGCCAGCAATCAGCGCGCCATTGGTTGCAGTCTGTGCCCACCGGCCGATCGCGATGCTAGTCGGCTGCGGGGTCTGAGCGAACCACAGATTGGCTGCCAGATACTCGGGCGCGCTCGTGCCGAAGTCAGCGGCGACGGCACCCAAGGTCGTGTAATAACGAATGCGAGTGATCGTGTCGATCACCGCCGAATTGCCAAGCACTAGTTCAACGGACGTATTTTGCGCCTGCGCGGCGGCCGGCGACAGATTGACCGAGACCTGGATCAGGGCGTCAATGGAAAGAGTTGCGGGCATGCTGGACTCCCAATCAAGTGACCGTCGCCATGGCGGACACGGTATCGAAACCTTCACCTATCGACGCGTCCCCATCAGGCCGAGCCAGCAGGATGGTGGTCGTGTACGACTCGTTATTTACGGTCACATTGATGGCGACAAGGTCCTGAATCGCATACCAACGGACAATCTGACGACGTATTCTAACAGGCAAATCCACGCGATAGAGCCAGCGCTCCTTCACAAGGGAGGGTACTGTACGAAGTTCCCCGGTGTCGACCAGGCTCGCATTTTGGGTATTCAAGATGGCTAGATTTTGCGGGATGTACAGCCCATCGCGCAATAGCGCCGCATAGTAATCGGCGGTACCGTCAGGGCTGTAGAACGACACCAGAATCTCAAGCGTCTCGTGTGTCTGGAACTCGTCATGCTCGGGCATGTTGCCCGACTGCGGCACGTGTCGTTGATAGGAGAATTTTGGATTCGAACGCTTCACGACACCAAACGCTGCCCATGGGCCAGTCGGCAGATTTGCGACGTCCGGAAACTGCCAGCGCGGAAAGAACGACGTGCCAGGCAGACCCGTAATGCCGACGAAGATGGGCTGCAGGAAACGAAAAAGATCCTGACCTTCGAGAGGTGCGGGCGCACTATACGGCAGCAGATATCCGCTGGTTGCCGAAGTGTTCATCGCGTCACCGTTGCATCAATCCGATCCACGCTCGTGGCCACAACGCGCACCCAACCTGGGCCAAAATGGTTCCATGGCAGCACTTGCACGATCATGAATGTGTCGCCGCTCCAGAGCAGCAGATCGGGTTGCCGTTGCGTGGGCGGTATCGTATTCAGCTGTACCGCAGCAGTGTTCAGCAACGCCCTCGTGAAAATCACTATGTTGCGTTGCCCGTACTGTATGTCGTCGCGTCGCTTCAGATCCGCCGGCTTGGCTGGCGTTACCACACCGAGTATGTTGCGCGTGATTGTGTCGTTGGTACTGACCTCTCCGAGATTGCTGACGCTCTGCACGCGCTGGACGACATCGAACCGATCCGTAAACTGCGGATCCAGAAGCATGATGCTCGGATCGAGGAACGGCCCGGCCATGGCTTTACCTGCTGCGTCGAGCGTACAGAATCCCAAGCGCAGTCAGGTCGGTACCGCTGGTTACAGTAACGTTCAGCACAAGATAGACGGTGGTTGGAGTCGACACATTGAACGGTTGCGGTGCAGGTACATCCGACACAGGTGTCGCCAACGCGATGCCGTAGACGTCCGACGCACAGAGATACGCTGCCGGCAATACCCCCGTCGTGGTGCTGATGCCGACAGTCGCTTGCGCAGGCACCGCAGAACCGCCCGTACTGGTCAGAACCATCGAGCCCCACACATCCCAATCACCCGCCGGTAGTGTCAACGAAATCAGGTTGTGAGTGCCAGTGGCAGCGAATGCCACGGGGCTCGCAGTTACGGCCTGAAGCAACTGCCCCACGGTTCCTGCCGCAGCAGCGCTGCCGTCGGTGATTCCGGGAATTTGCCCGATCGGCGAAAACACGGACAATCCTTGTGCGGTTTGAATCCCCGACGGAATGCCGTTGGTCAGCTGTAGCAGGCAAATTTCGCCGGCAATTCCAAGATCGATGTATGCAACGGCCATGTCGTTCTCCTACTGGTTCTTGACCAGATCTGTGCGCTCGCGCTTCTGCTTTTCAGAACGCTCGCCCGGATGCGAACCCGGTGTGAACACCCCCGCACCATTGCGCGGATGTTCTGATTTCTGCAGCGGTTTTCCGGGGCCCGATCCAAACTGTCCGCGACCACCTCGCGGATGTTCCTTTGGATCGAAATCGACTGTCCGCGTGCCGGTACTGTCGTGGATGTGGATTTTGATCATTCGTTATTCCCGAATCGCGAATACTTCCGTTCGGAGTTTAAAGCATCGGGTTGCGAGCTTTCGCCTTTTCATGGGCGGCCTGGCGCGCGGCTTCGACAGCTTCGCGCGAATGCTTCGCAGCATACGCGGCCGCACCAGTGGCAGGAGTGCGCGCAGGGGCGGTTCCGGTTTTGGTCGCGAATTTGCCGCCTTCCCGTTTGTGCTTGTTTTCTTCGAATGCACCGGCATCCGCGACGTGTTGTTCGAACATGCCTGGATGCAAATGCAAATAAATGTGGGTCACGCGCGCCATGATTAGCCTCGGCTTTTGTCTCTGACTATGTATGTTACAGCATTGCGCATCTCTGCCTCGTCGACCAGAGTGTTTGTTCGAGTTACCCCACGAGCGCGCCGATCGGCCAGTGTGCGTTCCGCCAGCGGCGGGGGCGTATTCGAGTTAATCATCTCTTTTATCGAATCGGCTGCCGCCAGTCCTGCGGCATGCATTCCTTGATCGACTGACTGCGCATTACCGGCCATGGCCGCGCGCGCTACGGATGCCATCCGTTTGTTGATTTCTTCTCGGGCCGCCTCGATACCAGGCATCACCGTCGGACGCGCCGGGATATTGGCCTCAGGCGCGCCGTACTCGCTGATGTACAGCCGAGCGGCATTGTTCAGACTTTCACCGTCCTGACGATCAGCCTTGTCGGACGGAATCCCCACGAGCACCTCTTGCTTTACGAGGTCATCCAGAGCCTGCAAAACGACCTGTGAGCGATCCTTCGTCTGGGATGCGCCGTTGCCGCCAATGACTTTGAACGCGTTACCCAGGCGCCCCGCAATCGCGCGCAAGGCCGCTTCATCAAACTGAGGGCCGGCCATGGATCACTCCGAGAAGTCTTCAAACCGAGGACCCGACCAGGCAGGCCCCATCGGGAAGAAGACTCCGCCGAATTGCCCGGCCGGCGCAAATCCCGGACGTGTTTGGATCGGCCCGGATCCAAATTGACGTGCCAGCTTAACGAACATCGTGCCATAGCGCGTATTCGACCACGGGCCATCTTCCGCGTTCGTTCCGAGAGCCGTGTCGTAGGCGATCGTGAGTTCGCCGACCGTCTTGCTGGAGATTGGGCCGACCGTCATCCCCGGGGGCGCACCATTGCCGCCCTCGGCCGTAGAGAGCCCTTGCATCGAGATCTGATGCGCCGTATACAGCTGAGCACCCAAATCGATCGCCGTCTTCCAACGCCTGGTCGACAGGAACGTGTAGGCCCATTGCAGCCACATGTTCACCATCGAGTCAGGATAGACCGTGGCTGCCGTGAACTCCGGAAAGTTGGCGCGAAATTGCGCTACGCTGATTGCCACGATACACCCTATTGCGGCGTGACGATGCCGTTGGAGTTCTCCGGATCGTGCTCGTTGGCACCCCACATCTGGTGCACGCGATTCGCATATTCCAGCGTGTCGCATTTAACCGGCATGTGGCTGCCGTCGTGACCCATACTTGAGCCTTCGCCGTAGCCGAAGTCCATCACCCGCGCGGCCGGGCTGGCGGCACCTGGCGCCTTTGCTTCGAACGGGCACTCGTGATCCTTGTTCGCTTCGCGCTTCGTGTTTTCCGCGATGGCGATGGCTTGTTTCATCGGCATGTCGGGATGCGCATGCTTCTCGATGCTGATGTTTTCGCCGACCGATTTCTCGGTTCCTGTTTTGACCAGAGGCATGATGCTCTCCTTACCTGATGAAACCTGCAGCGCGGAGTTCTACTTCAGTCCAACCCGCGGCCAAGAAATCCTTGATCGATATCCCTTGGGCCTTACTCGTCATGCGGATATCC